CCTCTACACTCGTTACTCTTTGGGCTAGATTGGAAACACCCTGGTTGGCGTTTCTGATGCCGTCGCCTACATCTGTGGCGTTGCCATTGGAAACAATCTTTATCTTCTTGGCTTTTACCTCCAAACCATTCTCAGGGGTGTACTCGACATATTCAGTCCTGTTCCTGTCGCCAATAAAGCTTTCCCCGTAGGTCTTCATGTAAGCCCTACCCTTGGCGTTGTCCCATCCATAGCTAATAACATCCTTACCTTCCAACGTGAAGTTGTCTATGCCTTGCAGCATAACGTAAGAGGGGACGTTCTCGCCTGCCGTTCGTTCCATGATGGCGCACTGTCTGTCGGCCTTGTCTGTACCCATATAACCCAGCTGGCATAGGTCATCACCCTGTAAAGGAATATCGCTACCACTGGCGCAGATGGACTTGGACAGTTCTACCCAATTCTCGCCCACTCGTACCACCTTACGCCAATAAAAGTGATTGGTTGCATGTTCCGTTGTTCCTTGTGACACATTAAACTCTTGACAGATAGCCAAATCGTTAACAATAAAGGGATTTCGGACTTTTATGCCATCACTTTCAGCTAGGAAATAGCACATGTATCCGTTAGCCGATGCCGTCACCTTAGTAATCTTGATACCACCCTTTCCTACAACCCTATTGCCGAAAGAGTACGTTATCTTCATGATGTCAAGGCTGTTGAATATGGCTTTTTGACGTATGTATGCCTTATCAACCTCCAAATACGTATATCCTTGGTATTGGGCGAGTGTCGCGCCCCCTACGCCAGGGACGAAGTCGCCTATGTTGAAATGCTTAGGTGTCTTCGCGCCCTTGTTGAAAGTAATGAGACCCTCAGCCGTGTCAGGAATATCCTTGCGCAGAAAGCGAATGTCAGTATAATTACGGACGATATTTGAGACCTGCGTAGCATTCAGTCCGCCTCCGCTGAAATTGCCAGAGAGGATGTTATTTACGTCCTCTTTCAATTGAGAAATCGTACCCTTGGCGGATTGGTTACCAACGGTTATTTCTTGGATGATTGGATAATCCAACTTCGTGACCAACTTTATTACGCGGGTCGAAAATTGGTATCCCTGTCCGTCATCGAATGTGACTTTCTGTCCAATGTAAAGGTTAGGGTTTCTTTTGGCGAACGCGATTGGGTTTGACGCGAATGAGTAGTTGCTGTTGTCCTGCATTCGTCTGTTTATCTCTTTTATCGTTCGCTCGGCAAGCTCTTTTTGAGCAGCTTTGACCTCCTGTTCTCCCATGACAATATTGAAGAGGACGACTATATTACATGTGAAATCAGGCTTGTCGTTTCCACGAGGATAAAGGCCTTCATTCTCATTCGTGGGAATAATAACATCACCACTCTGATATTTCAATATCTCGAAGTCACCTTTCATGATTGAGACACCGCTATCTCCCTCGTCAGCATTAGGGGGTATACTGTGGCTGCTCTCCTTGTGGTAGTCAAGCTCAAATCCATCCTGCCCGTTAGGCTGTCCTACCAACGACTGGCTGAGCGCATCATACTGATTGTTTGTAGTGTGCGCATTTATCTTGAATACCGCTTTAAGCGTATGGCCCTGTAATACCTGTTTTTTTTCGTCTACTTCGTAGTCGTACCAGTAATAGGTGGTGCTGGCACCATTAACATTCTCAGTAGTGGTATTGACTGGCGTCTTGGACATATCCCTATCAGTCGTAGGATATGCTAGGCGCATGTACCAAATGGTGTATGTCTTCTTGTTGCCTTGGCTGTCCTTTTCAATTTCGTTAGTCCCCTCCCTTTTCAAGTACCTCACACGCTTACGGATATTATACGCATAGAGGTTAATGTGTGGATAAACGTCATCAAAAGACAACGCCAACGTCTGTTTGACAAAGTTTGAGGATTTAAATTGCTCTTTGGTGATAATGTCGCCGTTCTCACCTACGTATATGCATCCATCGGGGTATTGAGTCCTATCCAGCCCAAGGCGCGCCAATGTCGCTACATTGCCAGTCCCGACGAGTGCTTTGCGCGACATGTTCTTGGTAGAACCCTGCGGATAGAAACAGTTATAATAACCATCCCTGCTCTCGCTGATGGAGGCATGTTGTATGTTGTCGTGGACTTTCAATAAGGGGACCGACTCACCTAGATTGACACTTACCTGTCCGAAATACAACGCCTTGTCCTCCCAAGACAGATGCCACTCGCACGGATTACCCTTACAAGCCTGCGCTATGGAAGACAAGACGGAGAGAATATCGTTCGAGGACACGGAGAAAGACACGGACGAATCCACGTTACCACAAATGGTATAGGTGAATTGCTTAGCCTTTTCGACTATCCCCAAGGCATCGTTGATGGCCTTGCACGCATATTCCAGTGCGCTCGAGGTCAATCCGTCAAACGACCATTCCTGCTGCCTTATAGGCATTCCATTTTCATCCGTGGTGTCGTAGAGGAATGGCACACGTGAAAGCCACATCAGCGGATGGTGGAACTCAGGTGCGTATTTGAAACCCTTATCGTCTTCGATGGGTACATAGGGGTTGAGCAGCCTGTATTTCAGACCATCATCAAAAGGAACGACATACACGCCGGCAGGCAAGGAAACCCTTATGTTCCCTTGCCACGACAACCGAACGAGGTCGGACTTGCTCAACTCCTGCTCGTGTTCCGCCCCCTCGGTCAAGGGAACGTCGATAATCTTCCTGTTGTCTATACCATATATTACCATACTACAAATTTAGTCAAATCTATTTGATTAACAAATAATTATTTACGATTATTTGGGTTAAATTCCGTTAGTTTCAAGGCGAACTTGCCGATGCCTCGCATAAACTGACTAAACTGCGAACATGATTGGTATAGACAATGATACACCATCCCATTTTGGAACGAAGTCTCGATGTCCAGGATACCTTTTGACAGTTCTTCACAGAAGGATGCGTAACGCGTGAAAAACTGGCTCTCGGTCTTTGCCGTCAAATTAATTTGCAGGGTCAAGTCACGAGCATCGACATGAACAGGGGATTGGAGATACTCTTTACCGTGCCTGGTCCTGTCATCGTTTGTAACGTACGCCTTCAAGGGCGGAGGGGTCATCAGAGTGGACAAGGATGTATCATCCATGCTTATGCCCCAAGTCGTATACGCATCCTTGCCGTTTATCTTCAATTGTCCTTTTAGCATGCTACTTCATTTCTTTTAAGTTCTTGTTCACGTCATCAATCTTCTTGGAGAAGTCCGCATAGATGGACTTCGAACACTTGAGTATGTCCTCCAAGTAGCTATTATTGTATATCATCAGATTACGTATTTCCAACACGGCAGAATTGGTGGAGGAGGAGAGCATGGCCATTGCTGAGACGTTGGACATCACGGAGTTTACTAAGTCCTTTATCTGATCTCTCGATATGTTCCCCGCTGTGGTAAGCGCAACGATGTTGTTAGCCTGCTCGTAGGTGATGTTTGACACGCCATTGGCTGATGCATTCTGTTCGGAATCTTTCCTCCGTATTATGCCTGCCTGTTCAAGTTCTTCCCTCTTCTTCAACCCCAATGCCGCTATCTCGTCATTACTCTTCCTAATGTAGTCTATCTCACCACTATCGAGGCCATCCTCGGCAGCCTTGGCTATATAGTCATACAGAGCCTTTATCCTAGGTTTCAACTCTTCGTTTGTGAAACTCTCAAGCAAGGCGTTGCTTATCATCTCGTTGATGTTGTTCGCAAAGTCGGCTGTCGTGCTTTCGAGATTCTTCAACACGGACTTGTACGAATCCATAAACCCGTCCCACGAATACCCAGTAAGCTTTTCATTAAGGGCAGATGTTAGCTCATCCCTTTTACCTGCACGGTCAATATATTGACTAACGAGTTCCTCTGGATTCTTATGCCCACTGTTATCAAAAAACTCCCTCCATGCTGTGTCCTTATAGTCCCTAAGGGCTTTCATCTCCTCTGGGGTCAGTTTCCACATGTCCTGTACGCTGAACACCTTTGATTTTGATCCAATCTCAGCTAGTTTCTCGTTGAAGTCGCTCCATCCCCACCAATCTCTTCCTTTAGAAAGAGCGTTAAATGATTTTTTTCCACCTAATCCTAAGAATCCATAACCTTTGTTGGTCCATTCACTGGCTCTTGCATCTATGGATTTACGCTGATTAGACTCCCATTCGTCTTCAGCAGCTTTGGCTTTCTTGTAAGCTTCAAGCGATTGTTCATTCGTATTGTCCTTCTTATTGATGCTCTTGGACAACTCTTCTATCCGTTGTGCAAGAATTTCGTTAGATTTGGCTAGGTTTGATATTTCTTTCTCCATATCCTTCTCGTTGCCACCTCCAACGAACCAGCTGCCTATTCCGCTAATTATACTACCTATTACGTTTCCGACGCCTTTCAGTATTCCTATTATGAGGTCTGGGAGCTGTTGCAGGATTGTTTCAACAACTTTCGCTATCTTGTCGAGTAACCCTTTGATGAACCCTGTTGGATCATCTCCTAACGCATCAATGATTTGCAAAATCGCCCCAATCAAACCACCTGCCTTACTCCCTAGCGCCCCGATGAGACCTCCCACCCCCTTGCCACCTATAGAACTTATGACATTTGCTACGCCGTCTGCAAAACCTTTGAGCGTCCCATTCGACATCTGTTGTAGGGCAGAGCTGAAATCGTTCAGGCCTTGGACGGCTTTGTCTGTACTGTCTCTAAGAGTTCCTTTCTTATTGTCTTTATCTTCCTTTGCGTTGTTAAGGTCTACGGCTGTAGACTGAACCCTTTCCCTTGCCGCCTCAACCTTTGTTAACGCAATACTCCTAGACGCTTCAGTCGTGGAGTTGGAAAGTTCTTTCTCGGCTTTCTGTAATTCAGTGATAGCTTCGGTATGTTCCTTGGTCTTCTCTTTCAGGTTGCGTACGCTTTCTTGGTAGGCACGCGTCAGTTTCTCTATCTCGCCCCACTGTGAGAACTTGAAAGGCGATGACGTCTCGCCAGTTCCTTCACTGCGTAGCTTGTCGCGTAGGTCCATATATGACCTCTTGTCTGTTGGCGAGAGGTTCTTGAATTCGGCGGAGCGCATATACTGCTCCACTTCCTTCAAAGTTTCTTTGGCTATATCCTTCAATACGCTACCTATTCCACCGAACGTAGTTCCCCAATCAATGTCTAGTGCGAGGTTTCCAGTGTTGGACTTTGCCAATGCGCTTGCCTTTTCCCTTTCAAGCGAGCGTTTACGGTTCTCGTCTTTCTCCTTGGCGATTTTTTCGTCATATTCCTTAGCGATGGCGTACATCTGCTCCTGCACGGTTCCATATTCTTTAAGGTAATCATACAAGGCTGCCTGTTGTGCCCTAAACAAATCAGCGGTAGCCTTCTTTTTCATCTCTTCCGCAATTCTGTCGTATTCGCTAAGCTGATCCCTTTGTTTCTTGTTCAGATCATCCTCGGTTAGGTTAAGGCTGTCCTTATATCTTGCCTGCTGAGACTTGGTCGCTTTCGGGTTTTGATTGAGCCATTTGTTTACAAGATTTTCTTTCAGTGCCTCAATCATGCCGTTCCGCCGCTTTTCATTCTCAGCCTTTAGTCTGTCGTAATTGAGGTTAATCTGCTCTATCTCTTTCTCGAAACTTTCTTCTTTGAGGTCTATGTTTTGCTGTCTTATGGCCAGCTCGGTTTCCTTCTGCTGTTCAAGGATATTCTTCTCATATCCTTTGATAGCCTCGGTCCTTTCATAAGAATCGTCATCACCCTTTCCCCTTCCCTTTGCTTGGCTTGTCTCATAGGATGGGGAATAAACTTTTGCCCTTTCTTGCAACTCACGGATTTTCTTACGCAACTCAGCACCCTTTCTACCTGCCGCCTCCTTGTAAGAGAGTGCATTTAACTCATCCTGCGTTTCTTTTATCTGGTCTTTAATGGACTTTTCAGACTTGCTTGAGGGTGTCCCGACAGCGTCTTTCTCCAAATTCGTCCCCTAGGTGTC